AACAGAACTACAGCTTAAACTAGAGAACATGAAGTTTGAGCGTGAGAAGTTTGAATGGATGAAGAAGAAAGAAGCGGCAGAACTTGGACTTGAAGCTCAACAAAAACGACCAGTAGGTATTGGTGATAGTAAACTAAGAATGAGTGGTGAGTAATGGACGATGAAAGAAAGGCACAGGTAGCCCGTGAGCTTCTACGAGGTGGTCTCTTAACTGAGGCTATCTCGGAAATACAACGAGACATCTCGATAGCTTGGGCTAAGTCAGATGAAATTGACGAACGCGATGAGCTATGGTACGTACAGAAAGCCGTAGGAATGGTTGAAGATGTAATAGAAGGATATGTAACAAACTACGAATATCAACAAAAAGTAAAATAAAGCTTTACATTTACTTTAAAGTATGGTATAATATATACATAGATAACATATAGGAGACTACCCGTAATGGATGTCACTAACAACGAAAGTTTAGATAACGCAGTAGCCCAACTTTTGAATCCCTCTGTAACGGAGCAAGTGAAAGAAGAAGAGCTAGAGCAAGAAACCCTCGAAGAGGAAACTCAAGAGGTCACTGCTGAAGAAGTAGACGAGGAAGTCGAAGCTGAAGCAGAGGAAGATACCGAAGTCGAAACGGAAGAAGACGAAGGTGACGTTGAAGTGGGGGATTCTGACGAAGTAGAAGAAGAGTCTGAAGCTCAAGAGATGACTAATGAAAGTGATTTTCACACGGTTAAGGTAGATGGTGAAGAGTACGAAGTCAACCTCGAAGAGTTAAAGAAAGGATATCAACTAGAACAGAATTACACCAAGCGTGTCCAGAAGCTACAGGAAGAAACTAAAGAGCTTGACAGCCTTAAGACTAACCTAAACGCTGAGAGACAACAGTATCTGCAACTTATGGAACTAGCCGCTACGCAACAACTAGCGGAGGTTAATAAGGCTAAAGAACTGTTAACTACTATCGATAAAGAGAACGACCCTGTTTCTTATGTTAAACAGCAGTTACGTGTTCAAGATATTGAAGAAGGCTTACGTAATAATATTACAGGCTTTCAACAAGCTAAGGCACAAGCTGAGAAAGAGAAACAAGAGGAACGTGCTAAGGTAGTAGCGAGAGAACAAGAGAAGCTTAAGGAACTTATTCCTGAGTGGCTTTCTCCTGATTTCCAAAAGACTGTCGTAGAATATGCAAGAGGTCAAGGTTATGATGACGAGACTCTTAATAATGTTATGTCAGCACGTGATATTGCAGTAATGAATAAGGCACGTTTGTACGATGAACTTGTTAGCAAGAAGGCAACCGTCAAGAAGAAAAGACAACCTATTGTTAAGAAGAAAGTAAAAGCGTCCTCACCTGCTACTGCACAAACACGTAAAGCTCGCGCCGTTAAGGAACAACGACAAAAGCTCAAACGCTCTGGTTCAGTGAATGATGCGGCACAAGCCCTTCTATCACTGTCTTCTTAATCTTATTTAAAGGAATATTATAATGGCTAATCCAACTTTTGAAACTTATGGAACTAAAGGTATCCGCGAAGACTTAGCAGATATCATCTACAACATCGCACCAACTGACACTCCTTTCATGTCTAACGTAGGCAAAGGCTCTGCTTCTAATACTTATCACGAATGGCAAACTGATGATCTAACAGCCGCCGCTGATAACAAGGTAGCTGAAGGCGTTGCCGCTCCTGCCGCAGAAAGTGTTGCTACTACTCGCGTTGGTAACTACACTCAGATTGCTTCTAAAACTGTAAGCGTAACTGGTTCTAACGAAGCCGCTGATGCCGCAGGTCGTGCTAGTCAAATGGCATACCAGTTGGCCAAGAAAGGTATGGAACTCAAGCGTGACATGGAGAAGACTCTAGTAGGTACTGACAAAGCACAAGTCCAAGGTGCGGCAGGTGGTACTGCTCGTGAGCTTGGCTCTGTTACTTCTTGGATCGGTACTAACTGTTCTGTAGGTGCTACAGCGGGAGCCGCTCCTACAGGTGATGGTACTGATATCGCTACTTCAGGTGATGCACGTGTTCTTACTGACACTCTTCTAAACGGAGTAATTGAAGATGTTTGGCAATCAGGTGGTAACCCATCTATGATTATGTGTGGTGCTTTCCAGAAGTCAAAGATCACTGGCTTCACTGGTGATACTAACTCTCGTAAGTTTACTAACGCTGATGCTAAGAAGTTCATCAACGCTGTTGATGTTTATGTTTCTGACTATGGTGAGTTAAATGTTGTACCTAACCGCTTAATGCTTACTGACACGTTGTTAGTTCTTCAGCCTGATATGTGGTCTGTTGATACTTACCGTGACTTCCAGACTAAAGACCTAGCTGTAACAGGTGACTTTGAGTCTAAGCAACTATTGGTTGAGTACACTCTAACCTCTAAGAACGAAGCGGCTTCAGGCGCAATTCGCGATCTGACCATTGCTTAATAGCTAGTCTATATTGTCGGGCTATCCTTCGGGGTAGCTCGGCTTTCTTATTTATAGGAGTATCCATGTCTGACGTTAAAACCCATATCATTCAAAACAATGATGACACTATCAGTATCGGTACTACACAAGACTACACTGATATATTCGCACAGAATCAACTAGAAGCAAACAACAACCTTAATCGTAAAACCGATGGTGATACATGGGGACGTAAGGTAGCTTCAATCCCTCTTAATATAATTAACATGTGGTGCAAAGAATGGAACTGCACTATGATGGAATTATTTCACGACCCTGACTTAAAAGCAAAAATGATGCTACGATTACGTAGTAGCGATTACTTAAAACTCAGAACAGATCATGGACGTATATAATGACATTTAATAGCTTAAACGGACTTAGGAATTATATTAAAGACTTTGCTAATCGTAAAGACTTAAGCGATTATGCAGTTACTAGCTTTATTAACCTAGCACAAGATAGAGCTACTCGTGTTTTACGTATTCCTGTTCTTGAAGGATATAACGAAAATCTATCTATAAGTTCTGAAGGAGATATAAGCCTCCCTCAAGATTACATAGAAGCTAAACAATTAACTATTGAACATGAAGGATGTACTTACGAGCTTGAACGTAAACCTTTATCTTTTATGACAGCAATAAGATCAAAGACAGGTGTTCCTAAATACTTTGCAAGAAGAGGTAATAAACTTTTACTTGCTCCTTTGAATGATGATATAACCACTGCTCAGTTATATTATTATATTTCATTAGATCCCTTAGAAAATACTTTAGATACTAATTGGTTTGTAGAGAATGCCGCTGACATTTTAATATATGGTGCTTTAGCTGAAATAGCTTTATTTACAAAGAATCCAGAAGAAGCTCAAATGTTTGAAGCTAAGTTTAGAGGCGCGGCTTCTGAAATTGAAAACATGGCTAACAAAGCAGAGTTCTCAGGATCATCTCTTAGAATTAACCCTCAAGGATAAACAATGACAGGTTTCTATAAAGACTATCAAGATGCTTCTGATACACACGAAAACAGTGCAGAGTCGTACGCTACTGATGCTTCTACCTCTGCTAATGCGGCCGCTCAATCTGCCGCCGCCGCTTCAAGCTCTGCTACTGCCTCCGCTCAAGCTCTATTAGATCATGAAAACTTACAAGTAACAACAGCAACGTTTACCTCAGGTAGCGGCATTTTAAAACTTATTAAAGCTAATGACGGGGAGGTTGTTGTAAACCTCGATGGTCGATATGCAGAGTTAACTGGTGCTGACTTTACTGGTGATGTTAGCATACCATCAGCAGGAGAACTACAGTCTGAGGGTGCCTTAAACTTAAGATTTAATTCAGAAGATATTGGTAGTGTAGTCGATAGCTTTAAGCTATATCATGACGATACTAATAGTACTGCTATGGAAGTTAATTCTCTTGGTAATGTTTTTATAGGTACTGCTGGGTCATATGTAGGCGCACTTAAGAATACTAATAAATTAGCTGTAGGTGAGATGGCAAGTGTATCTGCTTCAAATGCTACAGTAGGTATTAAAGCTAATTCTAGTTATCAAGCTTTGGCTATGCAAGCAAATGGTACGAATAGCACAGTTAAGTTTAATGTTTTAGATAATGGTACTTTAATTGTTGGTACTGCGGTTACAACAAACTTAACATTAGCCTCCGATGGAAATTTGACCGTAAACGGAACCATAGAAGGAAGAAACATATCCTCTGATGGTTCTAAGTTAGATACTATAGAAGCAGGTGCACACGTAACGGACGCAACCACTGTGGAAGCCGCAGGTGCGTTAATGGATTCAGAAGTAACTAACCTAGCACAGGTTAAGGCTTTTGATTCTAGTGATTATCTAACAACCCATCAAGACATCTCAGGTAAAGCAGACTTAGCGGGAGCTACGTTTACTGGTGATGTGTTATTTAACGATGGTGTAAAAGCTAAGTTTGGTACAGACAGTGACTTGTTGATTTATCACAATGATGGAGAACCTTCCATAATTGAAGATGCAGGTGAGTTAGGGCTTCTTTTAAAAACCAACGGTAATGTATTTGCTGTAATTTCAGACACTAACGAAAGCATGATTACTGCTGTCCCTGATGCGGGGGTTGCTTTATATTATGACGGAACTCCTAAAGTAAATGTAGGTGCAGATACCGTTACTATAGGTGAAGACCTTTCTGTACAGACTGGTAATGATTTATATGTGCGAGGGGGAGACTTAGATGTCACAGGAGACATTGTAGTAAGCGGCACAGTAGATGGTGTTGACCTTTCAACTGTGATTACAACAACAACAGACGTTTCATTTGGTGACGATGTTAAAGTTAAGTTTGGTGATAGTGATGACTTGCTTATTTATCATGACACAAGCGATACGGGTAAGTCTGTAATCGAAGATGCAGGTACTAACGGACTTCATTTAATTTCCGATGGTAACGGTATATTTTTAAAGGGGAGCAATAATCACGCTATTGTTTCAGCACACGTTTCTAGTATTGGTGTTACATTTGCTGAACTTTATTACAACAACTCTGCCAAATTTCGAACAGCAGATGATGGCGTTAGTGTTACTGGAAACATCGCAGTAAGCGGTACAGTCGATGGTCGTGACGTAGCGGCTGATGGTTCTAAGTTAGATGGTTTAGAGCGCATAGTTAGACAGCGTTTTCAAAAAAGGGGATATTCTAGCACGACTGGGGTTCATTCTTTGACAACCACCTCCACACAAGTGGGCAATTCATTACGTATAAACTCAGGAGTAACCACAGAAGT